CTTTTTTCTCAAGTTTAGTTGAAAGCAACGTCATCAAGATAAAAAATGCGACTCAGAGTGATTCCGATTTTTCTCAGGATATTATTGTTAAAGGCAATATTCTTTTTAATCTTTGTGGTGAATTTTCAGTTCTTTATTGTGCTGGTTGGAGAGAATTTGATATTGAAGATTGGTTGGATGAGTGGAAGATCAAGAGTCCATCTTATTTTAATAGAATATTTTATGGTGGCAGAAGTAAACCAACTTCACTTGATGATATAACAAATATGTTTCAATCTTTTGAGAATTATCCAAAGATATTCAAAACAATTGCAGAGTCTTTTGTCTTTAGAGATAAAATTATATTTTCTCCATATAAGGTTTTGGAAATTTTGAAAACAAACCGTCTATTAATCGGTTGTAAAATTGAAGGGCAATATGGGCGACTTCGACAATCAGGAATACCACATTGGGTTGTGCTTGAGAGGATATTTCCTCTTGCGCGAGGTGGAACGGTAGATATATTTAACCCTGCAACAAATTCAGTTGAATCTGATTATTCGTGGGATGATTTAATTGCGTCTTGCGGACAAATCCCTTATGGAATTGCTATTTCTAGATATTGATTTTTAATAGGAGGTATTTATGACATCAAATTTAACGTTAATCTGTGAGGCTTTAAGTTTTATTTCTATTGGAGCCGAAAGAGTTATAAAAGGCTATCCAGTTGTATTGACAACTATATTATGTATTATTACAGGAGTTTTGCTGTTAGTTGGAAAATAAACTTCATCTTGACAAATTACCCAATATATGTTAAAATTGCAGTATGAAAATAAATAATCTAATTACTGAAAAACTTCTATTTGCGTTTGTATTTTTGCCATTTCTATACATGACTTTACGTGGTTGTTTGTGTTATCTCCAATTTGGAGGAGGCTGGTGGTTAATTCGATTTTGGGGCTGTATTGGGTATTAAATTGCCCCTTGACAAACAATAGATAATATGATAGAATTATAGCAATCGTGGGGTATTCCTTACGAGAGAAGATAGACGAATCATACTAGTTATGAAAGGTCTATCTTCATAAGGGATTGTTCCAGTCCGGTTAAGATACGCCTTTTGGAAAGGTAAGACTCTGGTTCAAATCCAGAATCCCTTACAAAATTAAAAATAAACTAGGAGAAAACTATGATTAAAAATTTGAAAGAAAAATGGAATACTTTGAAACCTTGGCAAAAAGTCGTATTGTTCATTATCGTATTTCTTTAGATTGTACAACTTAAAATAGGAGATTAAAAAATATTTATGAATATGTCCAATGAAATTTTCTCTGATTGTTATAAACATTGGCTTTCCAGTGTTGGCAATCAGCCTTTTTGGAATGTATTAGCTAAAAAATACAATTTTCAAAGTGGAGAAAGTTTACGGAGTGCATTTAAGAGGGAGAGAAAATTAAGGGGCATAGAAAAAATTTCCGATAAGATTGTTGAACATAAGCCTAATTTGCCAAGAGTAGGAATTTTTGATGTTGAAATTCTTCCCATGACTGGTATGATGTGGCAATTATGGGATGTCGATTTTTCTCCAGAACAGGTTTTGCAAGATACTACGTTTCTTTCGTGGGCTGGAAAATTTCTAGGAAACAATAGTATGTATTCCGATATTTTGTCTCCTGAAGAAGCGATAGATCGTGATCCTCAAAGAATTGTTCATTCCGCTTTTGAATTTATTTCTCAATGTGATATTCTTGTTGGTCATAATTTTAAAGCCTACGATCAAAAAGTTTTAAATACTGTATTTTTAGAATATGAAAAGCCACTTCGTTATCGAACTATCGATACTTTAGAAGTTGCCAAGAATAATTTTAAATTTGCGTCTAATAAATTAGCATTCATCAATAAGAAACTAAATATTAGACAAAAGATAAGCAATGAAGGATTTGCACTTTGGCGTAAATGTGCGGAAGGTGATGGTGAGAGTCTTGAAATTATGCTTGAATATAATATCGGAGATATATTTTCTACAGAAGACTTGTTTCTCAAATTTCAACCATACATAAACAACATGCCAAACTTTTCCTTATATGATACTGAAAACAATACTTCAACCTGTCATTGCGGAAACACATCTTTCAATCGCTGAATATGAAAAGTATCGTTGTAATTCTTGTGGTGCTTTGATGCGCGGCAAAAAGAATCTTCTCAGTAAAGAAAAGAAAGATTCATTGATGGTTAGATTGTAAGGATGTTTTATGATTAAATTAGAAAAAATCATTCTCGAAGTTTCTGGAAAAAAGATCGAATTATCTTTGGATGAAGCGCGAGAATTGAAAACTGTATTGAAAGACTTGTTAGGGAATGATGATAGACAAACTGTTTATGTTCCAACAGTTTTCCCATATCCTTATGTTGAACCTTATAAGATTACTCCTCTGTGGATATGGAGTGATCCTTACCGTTCAAGTGGAACTATTACGATTAGTTCGAGGACTTATGGAAATGTAACAGGGAGTCTCGCTTCAAATTAATAATTATTTAGCTTGGGGAAATATAATGAATAATTTATTCTAGGGGGAAATTGGGGATTTTATTATAAAATATCCATTTTATCAAAGGAGAAAATATGTTATTTGCATCAAAAGAAAAAGGTCAAGGATTAGTAGAATACGCGATAATTTTAGCTTTGATTGCGATTGTCGTAATTGCAGTATTGACCACATTGGGACAAAAAGTTAATAATACATTTAATTCAATTGGAGAATCTTTAACTGTATAAAATTGCCTTTATAATATAAATGGAAAGTATAGTTGTCTTGTAAACAACAAATTTCAGATCATACCTGAATAGAGGCTTTAATAAATTTACAATCACATTGTTTAACTTGATAATGTTTTTTATTTTAAGGAGGCAATTCTAAAATGGCTATTAAGAGCCGACGAATAAAAAACGTAATGGTTGATGGCGAATTGCCACCAGATAAAAATTACTGCCGAAAATGCACGAAGATTAAACAGAATGGAGAATTCTTTTCTGCTGTTGATTTAATTTTAGACACAAATAAATTGATGAGTATTTGTTCTGACTGTATTGGTAAACTTTTTGAAAAAACATTGGAAAGTGAAAATGGGAATCTTCAAAAAACTATTTTGCACCTCTGCAAAATGCTTAATGTTTTATATAGTGAACAGGCAATAACAGATTCTCTAAAAGTTATCGAAACTAGAAACATGGATAAATCTAAATTTTTTGGCGTATATAAATCACGTTTATTCATGACGAAAAGATCATCTGTGAATGACTCTCAAGATGATATTAATCTTACATACAAAGATAATCCAATAATAAATAATAATACAATTGTTTCAGAATTTGAAGTTGATCCTGAAGTTGTTGATTTTTGGGGTTCTGGTTATGAAAAAGAAGATTATAGATGGCTTGAAAAAACACTAGCCGAATGGAAACGAACTCATAAATCTGATACGATGGGTGAACAAACCTTATTGAGAGAAATTGTATTCAAACAACTTGAAATTGAAAAATCAAGAAAAGTAGGTTTTAGTTCTGGATCATTAATCAAAGAATTGCAGGATTTGATGAAAACTGCGTCTGTCGATCCTGCTAAGTCAAATATTGCTGGTTCTGGAAAGAGTCAGGATACATTTTCAGCTTTTATAAAAATGATAGAAGAGAATGAACCTGCTGATTATTATAAAGATAAGGAATTATTTAAGGATTTTGACAATATAGACAGATATTTTCAGAAGTATATTTTAAGACCGCTCAAAAATTTTATAACTGGAAGCCGCGACTTTAATGTAGACTCTGAAGATGAATCTTTAGATGAAAATTTAGATGACATTGATATTGAAAAGTTATTAGAAACTGAAAACGAAACAGATATGAAATAAATCACCATTGACAAATTTATACATTTGTAGTATAATCATATTGGACGGATAGAATTGGATTAATTGCCCAATTTGAAAAAATACAATCCTGAGTATTCTTCCGTCTAATTTATTTTCAGGAATTTTACAGGAGAATAATGAATCCAAGCAATAAAAGAACAGATGAACAAATTGAGGAAACAGTTAATGAATTGGGATATAAATTATTAGATAACTATCGAGGAAAGCATAATGAAACAATAGTTAAAATTCAAGATAAATTTGGATATAAATATAAAATTTCTTTAAATAGTCTTGTTCAAGGACATATTCCAAGCATTGTTGGAAAAAGTAATCCTTATTCTTTAGAAAACATTATTTTATGGTTATATCTAAATAACTCGGAATTTGAATTATGTGAAGATAATGAATATAGAGGAGCAACTAAGAAATTAAAGTTTTATCATAATTATTGCAAAGAATATTTTGAAACACTTTGGTTAGATTTATTTAATGGTCATGGTTGTGGGGTTTGTTCTGGAAAACAAGTTGGAAAATATAATAATCTTGCTTATTTATATCCAGAAATTTCTTCAGAATGGCATCCCGATAATGAAACATCTTCAAACAATATTACTTGTTATTCTCATAAAAAAGTTTGGTGGATTTGCTCCGAGTGCGGATACGGAAAAAACAAAGAATGGTTTGCTATGATTTCTGGCAGAACAAGTGCTGGAAATGGATGTCCGGCTTGTTCTGGATTTGTTGTTTCTAACAACAATAGACTATCTTTATTATTTCCTGAAATAGCTTCCGAATGGCATCCAACTAAAAATGGAGATTTGACTCCCAATAATACTTCTTATGGCTCTGATAAAAAGATTTGGTGGTTATGTTCTAACGGACATGAATATTTTTCGTCTATTGGAAACAGAACTATGGGGAAAACTGCTTGTCCAAGATGTATAACAACATCCAAAGGGGAAGATGAAATAGAAAATTTTCTTCTATCAAATAATATATTTTATACACCACAAAAAACATTTGAAAACTGTAAAAACAAGAGGGAATTATGGTTTGATTTCGGAATCCCATACGAAGATGATTCTTGGAAATGTATAGAATATTGGGGGAAACAGCATTTAGAACCTGTTGATTTTTTTGGTGGCAAAGAACAATTTAAACTACAAAAGAAATTGGACAAAATAAAATTTGATTATTGTCGAGATAACAATATTCCACTACTCATAATTCCCTATTGGGATTTTGATAATATAGACTCTCTGTTGATGTCTTTTTTAAGATAAAGAGGTTATATTAAATATGCCTTATAAAAATTATGAAAATTCCTTTAGAAAAGATTCCTCGACTCAAGATATTTTTCGTAAAAGAAAAAATATGGTTAAACGTGAAGATATTGAAAGAGAAAGAATTGAACATTATAAAACGTGGATAACATTCTTCAGACGCAATCCGAGTCGCTTGATCGAAACTTACTTCGGAATACATTTACATCCTTATCAGATTTTAATGATATGGATTTTACAAAGAAGTAATTTGGCATATATTGTTGCATCTAGAGCGAGTGCAAAAACTTTTATGATAGCAGTTTGGGCATTGACGTTCTCTATCCAAACATTAAAATAATTATTACTGCGAAGACTATTCGGCAGGGGAGTCTTATTCTCAGCGAGAAATTGACTTATTTAAAAAATAATTTTCCAAACGTGGCAAGAGAGATACAAAGCATAACAACGAATGCAAATGTCAATGAAGCTATATTTTTCAATGGCAGTAGTATAAAAACTGTTCCATCTAGTGAGAACTCGCGCGGCAATAGAGCCAACTACATTATCATCGAGGAATCTAGGCTTGTTCCTAGAAACATTTTAGAGTCTATTATAAAGCCATTTCTTGAGACACGGACGCCTCCTTTTCGTTTAAAACCGGAATATGCCAACGATGATTCTTTGCGAGAAGAAGGCATCATAAGTCAGATTACATCATCGTGGTTCAAAAGCGAGTATTGGTATACTTATGTTAAATCTACAATTAAAAGAATGTTAGCTGGAGATGAAACGGCAAACTTTCTAGCTCTTGATTATTTGATAAGCATTAGACACAACATTAAAACTCCCCAAATGATTAAGAATGAAATGGAAGATATGGATGATGTAACTGTTCAAATGGAATACTTAAACATCCCTAGTGGGCAATCTGGAAAAAGTTATTACACATTATCCATGTTTAATAGATCATTAAAGAAAGCATTTTATCCTCAACGAATGGACACTTTCAATGAAAAGAAAAATCCATATGAAATAAAACGAGTAGATGCTGAGATACGTATAATTTCAATAGATATAGCCACAAGAGCGAATAAAGCAAATGATAATACAATCATTTCCTGTGCGAGACTCATCCCCATGCTGGGAAAAGGTTATCTCCGACAATTAGTTTATATGGAATCCCATAAAGGTAAAAATACAATTTTTCAAGCTAAAAGAATCAAGGAGATATTCTTTGATTTTGAAGCTAATTATATTGTATTAGATTTACAAAATGCCGGAATTGGAGTCTTTGACTCTTTATCTCAACTAACTCAATCAGAAGAACGAGGAGTAGAATTTCCTCCTATGACAGTTGTTGATAATATAAACGTCGATGAAAAATTAAGGCAGGAACTTAGAGATAGAACATTAGGAATCAATCCTTTAGAAGTAATATTTCCTATTTTGGCTTCTCAATCCTTAAATTCAAGTATAGCCGTAACATTTAGAAACTCTTTACAGAAAAAAATGTGGAATTTTCTTTTATCTGAAAATGATATAGAAGAATTTTTGATAAAACATTATAAAGATTTTATGACAAACGAAAACGATTCTTTTAGGGGATTTTATTTAAATCCATATTTGAATACCAGTTTACTTATTGCAGAATGTATTAATCTCGACATGATCCTTTTAGGAGGGGCAATTAAATTGGTTGAGAAAGTCGGAAATTATAAGGATAGATTTTCATCCGTATCCTATTTAAATTATGTTGCGAGTTTCTTTGATAAAGATTTATTAAAAGAAACTGACAATCAATCTGACGAAGATGCTTTTCTTGCTGTGACACAAATATTTTAAAAAATATTAAAAATAAATTACAAAGGAGGGTATATGACATTAAAATATATAAGTTCCACAAATTTTCCAAATTATATTGCAGAGTCTTCAGATATTCTTGATAATGCTACTATTGCTGGAGCATCGAGAATTGGCGCGACAATTCTTTTAACAGATACGGGGGATTATAAAATTATTCTTCCCAATCTGAAATTAGTTCCTTTCAGTCTTAGTAATGGCACATCAGGAACATTTCCTGAATTTGTATCATCTGAGATAGACAATGTTGATTCATCAACTGTAGTATTAACCCTTTCTGAAAATATTCTTGCGAACGATTATGGATTAGGATTCACAATTAAAATTAACGGTATTCCAGAATTAATAGACGGAGCAACCAGACAAAGTAATCATGCCGTTATTTATTTTCTATTAGATGACTCTGTTATTTCTACTGACGAGATTACTATAGAGTATAATTCTTCTGTTGGTGGCATAGTTTCACAAGTTGGAACAGTATATTTAAATGATTTTTCAGAGGCAGTTATTAATAATGTTTCACCCCCATAACTTAATTTAATAATAAAAAACAAT